GGGCAGATGCACTGCCATATTCCCCGCAGCGGGTTACCGCTGCGGATATATGGTATCCGCCCCAGGTGCTTGGTGCACCCCCCGCAGCACTTATGTAGCTGCGACCCAACGGCGTTTTAGTGCAACAGCGCCGTGCTGTGCCGATTGCTCCAGTGAGGAGCTACGAGACCCAGAGTCCGGCAACCACGCTTTCGCGGGCTGCAACTCCAGATCAAGTAAGCTCTTCGACAGAGCGCCATAATTCTCCAGTTTGTCAGTACGATAAACTGGGCTTGGAACCATCGCCCTTATTTCAAAGCGATGGAGATCATGATTCCATCTTTCGACGGAAACATAACCCAAGTAAGAATTACGGCACAAGGCTTCACTAGTATCAGAACCATAGGGTAAATACCCTATGATCTTCTCCACTCTTTTGAAGAGGAGATGTGCTGTTCGCCAGTAACCCTTTTTGTAAAAGTGGTTAGCAGCTGCAGTACACGATATTAGATTGGAAGCTTGCCGGCTGTTCTTAGGAAGCGTATGAGTCAGATACGTAGGTGTTACCTCGTATCCTGCATACGCATCAACCCCACATGACTCTCGGAAGCTTCCGCTCACGAAAGTCTTATTGAGGTTCACCTTACAATTGTACTTTTGTAGGTGATCGAGAACGGCTACCGCATTCGTAGATGGAACGATTATATCGTCACCATATACGTACACCTTACGCGTAACGTAATTTATATTACGGTAGGTGTAGGAAAGGTTCATGTCTTTCAGTAGGGCTATTACACAAATTGTGTAAAAGTACATAGCCTCAACTGGAAAACACAGAGCACTGCCCATCGACGCAAATTTTCTCAATGGTTGTATTATTTGACCATCGGGAAGTTGCGCTCGTGTCGAACGACATGCATCGATTGAATCTCTTAAATCGGGATTCGCACGAAACATCTCCATAGCAAGTGAACGCGGTACGCGGTCACTCGCATCGGAAAGATCGATCGTTGCTAATCGACCTGTTTTCGACGCTGTCATAGCCAAACGTTGGTTTATACTTTGGTCACGAAAATTTACGTGCCCTTTAGTTAACCAATAAGATTCGATTTTGGCATAAAGCCAATCCCGAATCGCTTGTTGCGCATATTGATTGCAACAAGGTTCGATTGCTATGATACGGGGACCCTTTAACGTTTTAGGAACTGGAACCACCCTAACGGGTTGTTCCTGATCCTCTGGTATAATCGTAACGGTCTTGAACTCCTTAGACTCGACAGGGATTCCCAAAGGGAAACCGTTGCCGAGAATAGGAAAATAAGGCTCAAGGCGACTATGCCAGCGCTGCCATACGAATTTCTGATTTCCAGATATTCGTTCGGCAGTAGCCCCGGGACCATGCTTTGGAGTAAGATTGGAAGTTGAAAAATCAACAACCATATTATCCCAGAGCATTGAAGAAACACGCAAAAATGTGGCGTGGTCTTCATCGGGGAGTGAAAACGCTTCGAGGGATCGCTCGATTGTGATGAAGCTATCATACGCGGCTTGGACCCTTTTGGGGGTACATTCCAATTCCAACTTTTTGAATGTAAGGCATATTTGCCGTACAGAGTCAATAATAGTAGGAATATCGTCTGATAGACCTCGATTGATTGAGGGAACTTCATTAGTAATCACCTTTCCTGTCTCAAAGTTGAAGACCTGACTAGTCATCCCCTGCAAAAATGCGGGCATGACTGCACCCTTTGCTCTTTTCCATCGAGCAAAAAGTGTTGAGTCAACTACTCCATTATGTAGAGCTCTTTCGAAGTCTCTACAGAACTGGGGAAGTGTTATCGTTAAAAACGATAACCCTTCGTCTTCAACCCGTGATCTTATCGTTATCAGATCACGTAAATCGGAGACATCAGCGGTACACTTGGTGGTAGCGTCTATATAGACATGCTCCACCAACTCCAGATAGTCACTTACGTTGCTTTTCAAGCCAACCTCCTTAATTGGAAGTGAAGCTTCAAGCCACGTCTGTGTGCCTATGACTGATGCCAATTTGGCACCAGTCCAACCGGTGCCACTGTAAAAGCTAGTCGGTAGCTCTACGCTTCAGGTGTTGTAGCGGATGAGCAGCATTTCCACCATCACTGGTGGTAGGCTGCGCGCCTGGGACGCGTGACGAGTCACGTGTGGGAGACTTATTAAGGTCTTCCAGCAATGTTGGCAATATGTCAACAAATGCTCCAACTAATGTGATCAACAGGATTTTCCAGTTGAATTTCATTAGAACTACGCCTCCTGACCATAGAGTTTACCTATAGCAGTGGAGTCTAGCCAGGTCTTAAGACCGGCTATTAGCTGATCCACTTGCGTACTTGAAAATCCCGCTGTGGGACGATCAATTACGAAGTAGAAGCTCAAAGTTTCGTAATCGTTGACAGCTGTCAACGGGTCCGGAACAATGGCCTTCTGGTCGATCCTTGCCATTGATCGAATACGATCATTGGACAAGTTTTGGTGAGAAATCGTGAGAGTGAATGTACCATCAGCTTTCTGATAGATACACTTCTTCCCATCGATTTGAATTCTCGCCATCGACTGAGCGACAGCATTGACTGTAACCGATTGTGGGTCGGCAAACATAGTGGTTGACCTCCAAGAGTTTTATGGACGGTTTATCCTATGCCAAGACCATTCGTGTCAAGGAATGATCCGATCTAAGAACATAGGCAGATTGATTGCCGATCTAGGATCTTAGAGATAACCTCTAGAGACACCTAGGGCGCCAGCAATCGCTATTTGTCGCGGCGTTAAACTAGCCATCGACAGGCTAAATCCAAACGGACTAAGTCCTTCACGACGTTGCTTTGTCTCGATTACTCGAGTAAATTGCAACGTGACAGCACCAGAGTGGAAAGGCGCCCATTGAGTAAATGTGCGCGTTTTAGTCTGTTGCTGCATCACGTAAAGATACTTAGCAGAGACGCTATCGATTAACATATCGTTTGCCTTGTCGATTTGATCGCCAAGGTTCGAAAACCAATCGATAGCCCAGCTCCACGGAGTTGCCTTATAGATATTTGAGGGACTGATTCTCGCTCCAAAGAGCGTTGCTTGCCGCTTTAGGCGGTTCACAACCGATAAATGATCGGGATCAGCCTTATCAAATTCTGGACGGTAGTAACGATACTTGCCAACTGCCTTGATGACGGTTTTAACGTCTTCTCGGACTTGCCAAGTAGGGGTACTAGTAAACCACGGCGGATTGAACGCGGATTCGAATGATGTGTTCGGAAATAATTTGAACCCATTACCCGATCCAAGAACAGTCGACGTAGTTTCCTCCTTTAGGGTGCGCTTCCTCCTTATCCATTGACCATTTTCATTGATTAATCTATCAATCATTTGGTCATTCTGATCAAACGCGTTATAAAACTTACGCAGATCAGAGAGAAAGGGGATCCAGCCGAACTGGTGGTTAAGGAAGTGGTCTGCCGCCTTTTTAGGCGACATACGAATTGATGTTGAATTACCGCCGATTGCTGTCCACGCATCGTGGAAGAAACCAGCGGAAGTCTTCATCATCCTGGGTAGGTCGCGGAGTTCCGCGCCAAATACCGCAGCACCAGCCTTTTCCAAGTCAGGCTTAGTTCTATTATAAGCCTGGTCACCCCAGTCTGCCATATCAGGGTAATTAGCAACATCGCCGTTAAGGTAAGTCCCGACTGAGTTCATACTCATTCCGGACAACCAATCAGCGTTGTCGGGTATTGTAAACCCGCCTATATACCTTCGGAGATTATCCGAACGTACATAGCAGCCTTTCGCCTGTACCCCCAAAGGGGGCTCACAGCTCACAATGCGAATCGTATCAAAGGGTCCCCCCTCTAAATAGGGTGGGCCTTTGTGGATCTCATCTCTCGTCATCTGCCCAATATGAAAATTGGGATAAGATACCGAGTTAAGAAGAGGTCCAGATAGCGGATCACTCCATTTCTTTAGGGAACTATTCCAATTTTGGTAATAGCCTAAAGATTTGGACCCAGTAAAACTATTGGGTGTGATCCGTACTCGCCTGCGAGACTGTGGGCTGGTAGACATTGAAAACTCCTTCCGTTGGTCAGACGTTTCAGTTCTTTCGAACGTTTGCACTGCGAAACGTCCGCGTTAATAGGAGATACCATCGCTGATATCTCAGACACCCCGCAAAGGG